TGCCCTTCTACAATAAATGTCGGCAGGGGAAAAGGCAATAAATTTACCTTCTTCTAAATAATTATCAATTCCTAAAGCAAGTGCGGTTGCTTGTGCTAAACAAGAAGAAGAACCGTCTTGATTGAAAACTTTGTAATGTGATAAATCTTCCTCAATTTTTGTTTTTATTGCCTCCCATCTCGGCCAAGCAATTGGAGCAACTTCTAAAATCTCCTCGTCTTGATAATCTAACTCCTTTTCCTCTTCTCTTCTTGGGTCTTCAATAACTCCCTGCGGAGGTTCTGGGTGTCTGAACCAATTTTTGATAATACTAAATGCCATATCTTTCGCTTATTAGGCTTAATTCTTTTAAGTATTTCTAACTTTTTCGAAACAGACATTTTTGTTATGCAACCTTTTTGAGGGACGTAAGATTTGAGCAAGGTTCAGCATCCCTCCTCCTTATCACGAAACTTATAATTTTGTATAAGGAGGGGGATTCCCGCAGGACAGAACCTTTTGGTAGCCCCCTCATCGTGATAAGGAGGAGAGAGAGGAGAGACCAACTATCAAGTAATTAGCCCCTCCTCATAAAGAACTAATAAAGGCTGAGATTGATTTCATCGCTTGCCTCAATGATTTCCAGCTTCGCCCTTAAAATGAGTTTTGCGACATCGTGGAGACACAGCCAATCTTGAAATCTGTCATCAATGTGAGGGATAACATTGCGGAGTTTGTCTTCAGCAAGCCCCAGAAGCCTTAAAGCCTCCTCCAGAGAGTTTATCACCTTTTTGCGGTCATATCTTTCCTTCATTTTCACCTCCTTATATAGTCATCGCTACCTCAAAGACATAGATGATTTTACAAAATGGGCAGACAAGCCCAAGAAGCCGTCCATCGCTGTCAATAGAAAGCCAGAGTTCCTGATTGCAAACAAGACATTGCCACTGGTTAGTTTTCTCGTGATGCTCGATGATTTCATTCTGGCAGATAGGACAAAGCCAAACTACCTGCCACTCCCTGCCACAATTTCCGCACTTTTTCTTTGGCATTTTCACCTCCTTTTCAACTTAACATAGAGTTTTATCTCATCTAAAGCCATCACCAAGAAAACATAGAAGAAAGGCGTCCTAAAAGTCAAAGCCATCGCTATACAGAGAAATACAAGCCTTATCGGTCCCATCAGGTTGATTTTCACTCTCACCACCTCCTTTAGCCCTTGAAGGTCTTTTTGCCGTATCTAAATTCGTAGTCTCTGATGTGAATTGTATGAACGGTAAAGTGTTCAAAGTTTCTATCACCTTCAACTACGGCAAATCCGTGAGCCCAATCCTGACGACAGGTGTAATGAGGTTCAAGAGAACAAAGACAGCCGATTTCGTGAAATTCCAGCGTGCCACTAAGTGTAGTCTTGATATGAGTTCCAATTCTGTGAGTGTGAGCCTGAAGACCATTTACTCCCTTATCCACAAGCAGGTTCTTTGCAGTATAGGCAGCGTGTTTATTTGCCCTGTCCCAGTGTCCAATATAGAGATTTCCAATCTTGATGTAGTTGTCGGTAAATTTGGCAATGTCTGGGTTGAGGTCAACGAGTTTAATTCTTAACTCCTTGAGATGCAGCAGTTTGGCAAAAATAGTAGAAGTAGAAACCCCTGCTAAATCAAGAATTGTTGCAAACTGTGGGTCTTCTATCTTTTTGCGGTAGATATGTTTTCTCAACCTGAACTCGTGATTTCCAACAATAAGAATAATCGTTGCCTTTTGGTTTGCCTTTCTTATTTCTTCTAATACGGCTCTTGCGGCTTCTACCTCTTCCCTGATTGCCTGACTGGTGGCTCTTTCTGGAGATTTGTCGAACTTGGAGATAGCGTAGAAGTCAATAAGGTCTCCGTCTATTATAACAATATGGGGCTTATACCACCGACAGAACTGATTGACGAGCCAAATTGCGGTATCATCTTGAAACGGGCAGTGCATATCGCTCATAACTACCATTCTCATTTCACTCACCTCCTTTGTCTGTTTTTTCTTTCCTGCTCTTACCATATATTTTTAAAGTGCAATTAAAGACGCAAAGAGATAACTCTCTCTCGAAGAGACAAGTTATCTTCTTGTGCCTTTAATTGTGGCTTAATTGTAACCATTTAACCTTGCTTCAATTCTGACAAGGCGTATTTTGATTTCTTCTATTTCTTTTCTTATTTCCCTGCTATCCCTTTCTAAATTATCTAATCTTCTTCCGACATCTTCCAAATGGTTATTTTCAATTAGGGAAATTCTTTTCTCAAGCCGAGAATAACCGTTATTTCCATTTACTTTGTCAGATAATTTCTGAGCAAAAACTCTAATCAACGGCTTCATTACTAATAGAAATAAGGCAATTACTCCCAATGCTGTTATGTTTTGTATGATTTCTAACCCTCCTTCCATATTTTTAGGTTATGTTAAATAAGTTGCTCTAAACCTACAATTATTTGTATTATCTCCCGTAAAAGCCGTATTTGCTTTAACCAGCTTATTTGTTTTGTCAATTTCAAACCTTGAGGAACGAACATTGCTCCCATCGTGGTCTTTTATAACGCCACTTGTTTTTAAATCATAAGCCAAAACAACCTCTCCCACAGCTCCATTATCTGGCTGACTATATGCTTCACAAATAATTACTCCAGCATCTTTCAATAAAGGTAATTTTACCCCACTGCCAGCCAAATTTCCTAATCTTGCTAAAACCCTTTGTGCAGGTCTTTCAAGTAAAATAGTATTTCCATCTAAAACAATACCCGCAACAATCCTTCTTGTTCCTGGTTCAAGCGAAAGAGAGCCGGCGGTATCACTTACATAAACCAAATTTCCTTTCTGGGCATAAACTCTTTTGGTGGTATAACAAGTCATCGCAAGCTCTAAAATCGTTGTTTTATAAGTGGAGTAACCGTCACTCCACTTAAAAATTCCCCTACCACTACCATTACTGCTTTTATATTCTATTAACACTTTATTATCGGAATCATTTGTTGTCATAGACCCAAAAGTAACATACACTACATAAACTCTCTCTGGCTTTACCTCCACTGGCGAAGAAAACTCAAAGTATATGTCGTTTTCACTTGTCGGAAAATCTTCCGCATTTTTCGAAGTTGAAGCTATCTCAGTTTCCGGTTCTCCATCCTCGTCTGCCTCAAAAATTTTCAAATAAACGGGTCCTGTAGGCGAACCGTATTTATATCCTCTTAATCTGATTTTTGTGATATTTCCAATACCACATATTGGACTATTTTCTCTTGCCGTAATAAATCCTTGCCAAATCTCTCTGCCGCCAACATTTGAACCAACATAAGCATTATCCCCACTTTGCGAATAAAAACTTTCTTCTGAAACATCTTCTTCTAAAGTAAAACTAAAACCGCTCTTTTTTCCTTTTACTTGGACCAAAATTGTTTCATTTGCTGATTTACTCTCGTGGGCAATTCCAATAAAATTCAATCTCTCCTCATCATTTGCTTGAGCTTTATAAACTTTTCCATCTTTCTTCAAACAAACAGCATCTCCAGCGCTAATACTTTCCCCCGCAGTGAATTCCTCTATATTCTTTAAAGCCTCCTCAAAATTATTATTCAAATCTGATGCATTAACTTTTTCTCCTGCTGACCAAATTTTCATAGTTTTTGATTAGTTTTTTTACCAAAATCTTCTCTTAAGAATTTAACGACCTTTTTTGTTTCATCTTTATCATCAAAAGTATAGGTTTTGCGATTGAACACCGCAGATAATACTTTATGCTTAAAAGACAGCTTTGTAACAATTTCGTAAGCCTCAATCTTGTTTTTAACATCAAGAATAATTGTCAGTTTCATATTTATGCTGATGTTAAAGTATATTTACAATCTACGACCAATGTTTCAGTATTCGTTTTAGTCCAATTTACTTGCATGTGTGACCACAATCTTCCCGTATTAGCAGAAGCTTCTCCATCAATAAAGTTTCCAAATTCGGTGAAAGTTCCACTAACCTCCGTTTCTGTAAAATAAGCCGTAATGTATGCAACATTATCCTCTGCCGTCCCAGAGGCAATATCGTTTCTATATGTCTCATTGTAAAGTTGTGTTTCGGAGCCATCAAAACTTCCACTTCCAGTCCCAAGTGCCGCTTTATTGATGTTTCCAGAATAGGTATTATCAGACGCCAACCTTCTTGTAATTACATTTAATCCAGCAACGCAAATCACATTCTTCTTGACATCTACCCTTCTAAGTTCGCCTAAAATATAATACTTTCTTGGTAAATTAAATCTAATCACTGCTTTATTCCACAATCTTTGTAAAGGATTTAAAACGCTCTGGTCGTAGAACCTTGCCGTTATCTCACCGACTATTTTAATTTGTTTATTTTCTTGTGCCATATTTTTAATAAAGATAAAAACTTATATCAATCCTTGCGGGTCTTTTGTTATCATCATCAGAAGTGGGAAAATAAGGACCAAGAACCCATAAAGGTGTCCAAGGGTCTTTCCTTATTTGCTCAGCAATAGACACGGTTTGATGGTCTGCACTCTCCGTATGTCTTGAAATATCTTCGGTAATCGTTACCTCTTCACTTAAAAATTTTGCTCTTTCCAATATCTCATTCTCATCAATCTTAATTTTCTTATTCTCGCCAAGCAATAAATCCTGTAATAAGTCAATAATTCCATACTTCTTAATAGAACTAATCTCAACTTCCCATATCAATTTATTCGCACCGATAATTTTCGTTACCACCCTATCAACAATGAAATACTCATCTATACTTCTTGAAGTTGAGTTAATTCTAATCCTTTGCCCGCTTCTTAAACCAGACCTATAAGTTTTGAAGCTACCAATTTTTAATGGTCTTGAATAAGCTTGTAATTCTGCCTTTGCTCTCTCTCTTGCAGTTGCTTTGCTTTTGATAGTTTTGTCAATAATCTTATACTCATAAGTTCCGTATTGGTTTATAGAATCATCATCAGCTGTAACTACCAAAATAGGAAATAAAGGAGTTCCAGAAATGGTAACAACCGCATTCGAAGTAGGAGCATTCTGAAATCTGATATATTTTCCATTAAAACTCCATAAACAATCATACCCGTCTGAGAAATCATCTAATCCATCTACACCCACTACTTTTTGTTCTCCATCTATATCAACCCCAGGTTTCTCCGAATACTTATAAGCCAGAGGAAAAGAGGTCTGTTCTCCATCTGCTACATATTTTTCGGTTCTTAGACTTGCCACATATTCTCCTCCCCTTACATAGATAACATTTCTCAATTGACTTAAATCCTCCTCTATCTCTAAACTATCGTAAATGTAAGTATCATTATCGTCTTCCAAATCAAACGGTGCCGACTCTCCTATTTTCGAGAAAAAATGAATGTCTTTATCATAATCCACATACCAATAATACCCGACCAGTTCTGCCAATTGCTGTAATACTTTAGATGGCTGTTCATAATTGAAAGAAATGTTTTCAACTGCGATATTACATTTGACATTATCCATCGTAAATCCGCTTGGTAGATAGTTTTCAATCAAATCACTAATAATCCCAGATACAGTCGTATTCTGATAATTCTTTACAACTAATTGTTGGTCCATCTGATGGGTATAATCCTTACAATCAACATCATATTCTAATAATCCTCCCCTTGAAGCACTTTCTCTAACTGAAACAATTATCCCGCCAAAAATCTTTTCTCCGTTGTAATAGACAACTACCTCGTCTCCTAATTGAGGTTTCCAGCTCTTATCTCCCCATTTTTTAGTTGTAAAGGAAAGAGTATCCACCTGTGAGGTAATTATGTCCTCCTTCCTGAAACTATCCAAATCTATATAATTTTTTCTCTCAATATCATTAACAAGAATGCTCAAGTTCATATTCTAATAGTCCTTTTTAATTTTTTCACAATTTTGTCTCCAAGTTCTTCCGCCGCATCATCAGACAGATAATAACCACCATTAACATTTACTACAATGTTAAGGTTTTTCCCTAATTCTTTTCTTGCTCTATATGCAGGCACAACAGCTTCCCCTTTATGTAAGAGATATGTCCCAGTTGCTGGAACATAAGCAGTTCCCATTTGAAATCCTCTTAATCCTCCACCAAAAGGCAATGGAAAACGAATTCCTGATAAAGTTCTGTTTATATCTTCTACCATCTTGTCATAGATATTCACTACTTCGTCTTTCCACCCCTTAACGAGATTGAGTCGTTCTCTCACATGGTCTCTTAATGTTTTTGTCTTCTCCAATTCAGCATCAACGGCTTTTTGCGTCGTTTTTCCAATTGCTTCTCTTATCGCCGCCTGTTCTTTTAAAAGTTGAAGCAATCTTTTTGTTCTCTCAACCTGTTCGGTAAGAAACTCCTTCTGCATCGTTAACATTTTCTTTTGATGATTATACGCCAATTGCTCCAATTCGTTCATTTGATAATATCTCTTTCTCTCCGCCACCTCGTCTTCTAAATCTAACTGCATCTTGTAATAAGTTTGTAAAAGTTGTTGTTTCCTCGATATCTGTGCGTTCAGGTCATTTACCTCTTCTCTATTTCCTTTAATAAACGCCTCATTTCTCTTTTTCATTAAGTCTTCTATTTCTAATTCGGTCTTCGCTACTAAATCTGCAACATCTTCGTGGAACTTTTCTTCTTCTCCAGCCCTATCTTTTTGATAACTGGTATAAGCGCTTGCTATTTCGTTGACCACATCTTCTATTTCTTCTCTAACGCTTCTCACAGCATCCACCGCCTTTTGAAACGCTTCTTCCATCTGTTTCCCTGCTTCTACTGAACTCTCACCAACTTCTGGAAGATTTGATACAATATCATCTAAACTGGTGTTCAATTCTTCCAATGTTTTCTTTACATCTTCGCTTATCTCTCCAAATTGTTCTTGCTCTTCTTGTGTATTTCTGCTTGCCGCCACAACACCATAGAAACTTTCTTCCGTCTCTTTAAGTTCCGCCCTCAAATCATTCAATTTATCCTTCACAGCTCTATTCAATCTCCCGAAAGCTCTTGTAACCTTATCAGCAACCTCAAGCACTTTTATTGCCCACTTAATTACTGTTTCTCTAATAGAAAGCAATGCTAATGTCCAAGCATCTTTCCAACTACCAACAATATCTTTCAATTCTTTTATCTTCCTATACATATAAACGAATGCTGCTACTACAGCGTAAATCAATAACAAAATCGGATGAGAAAATGTAAGCGCAATAACTTTCTTTACAAATAGTAATGCTTTTCCTATTCCCATTAACATAGGAATTACTTTAGAAAACATCACAAGTAAAGGACCAATGACTGCTAAAAGACCTGCAATCTTGACAATCATTTCTTTTGTTCGGGGGCTTAACTCTTTAAATCTTTTTACCCATTCTTGTAAAATTGCTATTACTTTCTTTATAGTAGGGAAAAACGCTGTTATCATTTCACTTAATAAGTCTCTAATATCAGCTTTCAATGCCAATTGCATTCTTAATAAAGAACCTTGTTGTTCCTCATAACCCTCTACCGCATCTTTTGATTGTTTATAAGCAAGAGAAAGCAAAGCCTGAGCCCTTACCTGCGCTCTCGTTGCTGGAGGCAATTGATTTAATTTCTCTCCTACTTTCAAAAGTCCTAATCTTAACGCCTCTGCCTCAATAGTAGATTCTCTTGCATCAATTCCGAACCTTCTTAATGGTTCTGAAGCTCCAACAAGACCAGATTTAATGGCTTGTAATACATCAACAGGATTAACATCGTTAAAAGCCGCTAATGCATCAGTCAAGAAAAGCCATTGTTTTGTCATCTCTGTTGCTGTATCTCTCGAAATGCCCATCGGCACTAATAGGTCTTGTAAAGAAGAAGCCATCTGAATAATCTCTCTTCTGGAGGCTGGCATTGTCTTTCTTAACTGATTAACGAACTCCATCATATTCTCTCTATATTCTCCAAACACAACATTAAACTTCGCTAAAGCACCTTCCATTGCTTTTGCCTCATTTAAAGCAATTACGCCAGCACCTACAATCGGAGCAGTAATATACAATGACATCTGCTTTCCAATTTGTCCCATTCTTTTACTAATTTTCTCTAAGTTCTGTGATTGCTTTTTAAAATTCGACTCCAAACCCTTCAGCTTCTCAGTAGCCTCATCTCTAATTTTTAACAATATCTCTAATGTGTTTTGACTTACAACTGCCATTTTTTTCTGAATTTTTTAGATTCTTTTTTTAATTCTTTACTATCCAAAACTAACTTGTCTCTCAACAAATCCAAAAACCATTGGGGTTGATTCATATAAGTCCAGTAATCCCAGCCCATCTCTTGACATATCGCTACCATCTCCATCTCTGGAGTGAGTTTGCCAAGCCGATACCATCTTCTGGCATCGGCTCTTACTTTAAAAAATCCTTCTCCCCTATAACTTCGTTCAATTTCTTTTTAAGAAACTCCCAATCTCCCGTTCTCATATTCAAGACCTTCTCAAGAACATTCTCGCTATCACCATCCACCGACACAATAATGGTTTCAATCATTATATTTTCCACTTTTTCAGTAAGGTCGGCAGGGTTTATACCAGCAACCTCTAAATTTTCTCCGCTCTCTCCTTTCAAATTAAATTGCATACCTTCTAAATAAGGTCTCAAAATTGCTCTTCTTTCTCTGACAGTCAACCATTTTTTTAATACAACCTTATGCTTCTCAATAGGAGTTTCTACTTCTATTGTTTCTCTTTCGTTTTCCATTTAATTTATCGAGTTAATTATTAGGAAGTGTAAGAAGCGTTTCTGTTTCTGATAACCGCTTCTATTGTCTTTGCCTCGTTCAAATCATACTCGGCAACAAAATCAATCCCTTCGCTTGCAATATCGTCCAACGCTAAATCAGGAGAGTAAGTATCATACCTTACTCTTGGAAGTTTTATCTTAACCATCTCGGAATAACCACCACCAATTCCATTACCAGTTAGGGTCAAAATCAAGGCTTTCTTGCTGAGATTTCTAAAGATATCTCTTTGAGTGGTATCTTCAAATAACAAGGAGAAGCTACCATTTACTCCAAAGTTCTTATGAACAATCTCATCTACATCTCCAGCAGTTCCAACAGTAAAGATAGTTTCTGAGTTGTTTTCAATCGTTAAACTAAACTCTCTTACCTTTAACTCAGTTCCATTTTCAGCCTCTGAAAGAGTATCTCCGAATTTCAACGAAGCGTGCTTGAATGTAAAGAGAGTTCCAGAAGTAGTCGTTAAACTTCCAGAAGCAGTTGTAATAGGAAATCTTGACAAACAATCAGCCGACAATTCAACCATCTCATCTGCGAATGACAATTCCAAACTACTAACGACAAGATAGTGAAAAAGCTGTCTATCAACAACCCTGTCAAAAACAACCGATGCTGTTAAAGGGGTATTATCAGCTTTTCTTGTAATAGTATGCTCATACACACCATTATCCAATAACTCACTACTTACACTTCCAAGAGCCAGAATGAGCAAGTATGGTGCAAGCGTTGGGTCTAATACTGTTCTAATTGTTCCTTCTCCCCATTTCTTTCCAATCTGTGAGTTTGGACCTTGTTCATCTCTAACACCCCTTGCCAATGTTTCAGCAACAGGGCTGATTTTTCCACCAAGAGAACATTCAGCAAATGGTAAATAATCTGCAGGAGGTTTGGGGGAGCCGGGACTATCTTCTATAGCAATCCCAAGCCACCCTCTTCTTCCAATAAATACTGCCATAGTTTTAATTCTTTAATTACTTATTTTGTTTTTTTTCGACCTTTTTGGTTTTATATCCTCATCAATCTCTTCCTCAATAATCGGTTCCTCTGCGTTCTCAAATTTACCAGTAGCAATTAAGGAAAGGGCTACATTATCGTCCAAATCAGCAACATCTCCTACATTCCAATGTCTTTCAGGATTTATAGTTGTAACTTCTTCTAATGCTTTTACTTTCATATTTTTGTTTTAATTATTTTTTTAAATGACCTTTACATTGATATATTAACCATTGCCTGAACTCCTAAAGTAATATCAATTACAATTCTCGTATTATCCTCTATATATCCCCAATCCGCAGAAACAGGTATTGTCCTTAACACTCCAGCAACTCCTAAATCGTTATCGCTATCAAAAGCATTTAAAATTTCATCTTCTCTTTCTCTTGCCACTCTTTCTGCTTTTTCTGGACCAAAATTTTCCGCAATCTTTTCCTGAATAATCCTAATGTTGAAATAATAAGTTCTTATGTCTCTTTGGTTATCCGCAACAGCACTTTCCAATCTTGTGCTGGTAATAGAAATCGCAGGATAACCATCTGGCTGAACCACAGGATACTTATAAATCCTAACCGTCCCATCTGACCCTTTCAGACAATCTAATTGCGATAACTTATTACAAATTGCGTTAAAAATAGTATTTCTCATTTTTTCAGTTCTCTTTCAATTAACAATTTAAAAGAATTGATAACTCGCTGTTTTAATTGTTCAAATGCTGGTATTAAATAAGGATGCGGTTTTGTTCCTTTCTTTGCAATCGCTCTTGCCACCGCATACGGATTCAATCCTCTTTTCTTACACCATTTTCTAAATGCGGCTGATTTCTGCGGGTCTTTTAAGGGTATCCAGTGCGGTCTTGTTCCAAATTCTACGTGTGCCGCATAAGGTTGCGATGCGCCAACAATACCTGTAATATCTTTATCAGTTGTCCTGACAACATTCTCAATTGACTCTCTTAAATCCCCAGTATCAACAGGAACCAATCTTCTTGCCTTCTGCTGTATCTGTTTAGTAGCAGTCCACATATTTCCCACCAACATATTCTTCAATCCAGAACTCAGATTTTCCATTTTCATTACTATTTCTTTGTCTCCTTTGATTTTTATCTCAATCATATTTTTTACTCATTAGGTTCTACTAATACTAATCTGTAATAAGTTCCCATTGGACCAGACCATTCCTCAATCCCTCTAACGAATGTTTTAATGCCAGAAAAAGTTGCTGTTCCAGACAAAACCACCATATCACTAATCCGAATTCCGCTTTGCGTTGTCAATCCAGTATATACCTTCCCAGCACCACCTTCATAAAACATCTGATATTCTGGTCCAGCAGGTTGCAAACTAATTTTAAAATTACTGATAATCGTTACATATCCTTCCTTATCTACATCAGCCGAATCAGGATTTAACCTCCTTAACATTGCATCTTTTTTGTAGATTATCCAATCTCCAGCCATCTTATCCTATTCTTCTTTTATACCTATCTAAAATGACCTTTGCTTGTTTAATGTAATCTGATTCTTCTCCACCTCTAAAACTCATCGTAATTCCACCTTGACTGGTAGAACTCAATAACATCGGATTCGTTTGCCTATTAAAAATATCTTTTGTAATCAAATTCACCGCATCCTTAATATCATCTGGAATCGTCTCATATCCAGCCCTATAAGATATCTTTGTAAAGTATTTCCTCAATCTCATTTTTCCTTCTATATTGATTGCGTAATAAGGATAAAGAACATATCTTTGATTTGACGGGATAACATACTTATTGTTTCCATTGCTATCCTGCAAACTCAATTCCGTGCTGTATGTCCCTAAAAATATCTCCAATTTTGAAACTGAATGAATTGGAAACTTCCTCGGAAAGATTAAAATATCTCCATCAGGACTAATAATCGTCTCTGCTTTTTCATCTGTTATATCTTCAATCTGTAAATCATACCCAAGATAGCCATCAACCCATTTTGAGGCTCTACTTATCATTCCCGAAATAGTTACGCTTCCATATACTGAAAAATCCATTTCGGGGTTCCAATTTTTAAATTCGTCAACTGAAATATAGTTCATATTATTCAAACGGACCTTTTATTTGTGGCGGTCTGAAATCACGAGACCGATAAGGTAAAATTTTCCTCAGACCTTTTGGTATTTTTTCCAAGAAACCAACGATAATAGAAGCTAATGTAACAGCAGTTACGTTTAAAGTCCTAAAAAGATATTTCGTAAGTCCAATAGTAGCACTTCCCGCAACACTAACAGACAAAACAATCTTTTTATATATCCTCCTGCCTATAGATGGTATGCTACTTGTTACTACATTTATCTGTCTTTCGAATAATCTACTCTTTACCAAAGAGACTACTGATGATACGCTTGCGCTTAATGCTTCAAAGAACCTTATTACAGTGTTGAGAGTAACAACTGATACAACGCCTGTAGATAAAGTTCTAAACAATTTCTGAACAGAACTTATCACAGCAGAACTAACAGCGGTGGCGTGTAGTGTTTTGCGCAACTTTTTCAGGATACTAACAGATACTACAGACGATACAACCAGATTAACTGTGCGCCGTAATAACCTCGTCAACGAAACAACGCATATAGCACTAACACTGATAGTCCGTTGCAAAAACCTTTTAACATTTATGCTTACAACCGAAACAATATACGCATTTAAACTTCTGAAAAATTTACCAAACCTGCTTAAAGAAACTACAGAAGCAACACTTACTGATAATGTTCTATACAGCCTTGCAGCTCGTGAAAGAGTTACAGAAGATACCTCTATCACTGACATAACTACGCTCTTACCGAATCTACTCGTGAGAGTCGCAATTGTATTCGCAGTAACGGACAGTGCCCTACTTAGGGACACGCTTATCTTTATATTAGCAATAGACGACACGACAACAGATAAACTTCTAAACAAACTCTTAAATACGCTCATAGTAGCAACACTGACCACACTTACAGACAACATCTTCTTAACCATTTTCACCAGCGAAACCACAGAAACCATTGCAACTGATAACAATTTAGAGAAACTTTTTACAACAGAAAGCGTAACATTGCTAATTTCTGTGACAGATAAACTTATAAATCTCTTAGCCGTTGTTCCTAAAGTAACAATCGAACTACTAACAACACTTAGGGTCTTTAACTTAAACAATCCGTATTTAATCGAAACAATAGCACTCTCAACGACTGATAAAACTCTGTAAAAGAACTTGGCGATGCTTAATGAAACATTACAAACAGCAATAGCAATCATCTCCACGTAATGCGTTGCTATTCTTAATAAAGTTGCAACACTACTCATAACCACACTTAATGTTCTTTTAAAAAGCCTTGCTGCTACAATACTGACTGAACTTATACTTGTCACCGTCAATGTTCTAAAAAACTTCCTCGTCAAGCTTATAACCGAAACTCCACTTACTACAGCAGATAAAGTTCTGAAAAGCTTACTTACAGTGTTTATAATTGCAGACGAAACTTCCGTCACACTCAAACTGATAAAATGTTTTACTCGAGTAGTTAAAGTCGTCACGCTACTTCCAATCACGCTCAATATTCTTCGGAAAAATTTACCCAGTGTCATACTTGCAATACCTGTCATCACCACAGACAAACTCCTGAAAAGTTTCTTCGCTATACTGATATAAGGAACACTTGTTATGGTAACTGACAAAGCTCTGAAAAACTTACTCAAAGTATTCAGCGATACGATTGACAACTCTACGACGCTCAATATTCTTTTAAATAAACTCGTTTTTAGAACAGATACACTACCTACCGCCGTAACAATCAAACTTCTGATAAATTTCGAAGTAGTGCTTAACAAAGCCGATGATTGAGCTGTTGCGGCTAATGTCTGCGAGAAACTTCTTATAGTTTCAACCCCCCCTCCATAACTTGCCGAACCATAAGAATAAGAACCATACATATTTTTATCTTCTTAATGAATTAAGATATTTCAATATCTGGGCTATTACCCAAGGTTTAAATCTTCCAAAAGGATTTTCTTCAACAACCTTTCGTAAAATCCCAAATTCTTCATCCGTTAATTCTATCTTACTTTTCGCATTCTTAATCTTTAATGCCAAATCCCAACATTCAACAGCCTCTTTTCCTCTCCTCTGAGAGTTAGGTAATAACTCTAAAAATACATCTTTGTAAATCAAAGGTTGGGGTTTCTTATCAGGTGAAGGTTGCCAGAGAGCCTGCTCCCCATATATATTGACAACCTTTTTATTTAGTTGTATAGTTTTAGTTTTCATATTTTTAAAAAATATAACCAGATGATATTGGTGGTGGACCTGGTGGCACTGCTGCCGCATCTAATTCATAAACCTTTTCAGCGTCGGTATCACAATGCCAAATAGTGTTAGAGTCTCCTCCTATGCCACTAGTATAAGTTGAAGGACTGCTAGCCTCTCTTATTACTGAGAAGTCGGTAGTAGAGAGTTCATAAACCTTGTCTGTACCAGCATCACAATGCCAGATAGTGTTAGAGTCTCCTCCTATGCCACTAGTCCAAGTTGAAGGACTGCTAGCCTCTCTCACTACTGAAAAATTAGTAGTAGAAAGTTCATAAACCTTGTCTGTATAATTATCACAATGCCAAATAGTGTTAGAGTCTCCTCCTATACCAAAAGGAATATCCGAAGGACTACTAGCCCGCCTTACTACTGAGAAGTCAGAAGTAGAAAGTTCATAAACCCTGTCATCATCAGCATCACAATGCCAAATAGTGTTAGAGTCTCCTCCTATGCCAAATGGCCGAGTTGAAGGACTGCTCTTCCCTCTTACCACTGAGAAGTCAGTAGTAGAGAGTTCGTAAATCTTGTCTATATAACTATCACAATACCAAATAGTGTTAGCGTCTCCTCCTATTCCAGAAGGACTACTTGAAGGACTAGCTTCTCTTAATACATCTCCAAAAGCCATAGTTCAGGTTATTTTAATAATTCATATCTTTTTCTCTTGACAATCCCCGCAACCCCCTTATTCTCGTGCAAATCCTTTAGAATTTCTTGAGGCTTCTTTCCTTTGAATTGGTCAAGAGAAATCTTTTTCTCTTCCAAAGAAACCCTAAATAAAGCCTCATCACCAACCGAATACACTTCCTGCTCTGGCATATAATTTTTAATCGCTTCATTGATTGCATCTTTTCCAATCAAAATAGTTACTCCTTCTACTCCTTCATATTGAGATAAATCTCTATCATCCTCTACCAGTCTTATTTCTAAGGCTGGTTCTACGTCCATATTTTGCCAGCCATAACATTGAAGTTTCGGGTCATTGGGGTCAATACCTCCTGCTCTTTTGCCCGTTTTGGGGTCCCATTCTATAAGTAATGCTCTTAATTCTTTAGCCATAAATTTTTTTTAGGTTAATTATATCTTTTTGACCTTTAGAGCAATAGTTACCCTTGTGATTGTGTCGCAACTATCTACATTAAAAGCCAAAACATCACCAGCATTTATCGTTTTGGTCCAACCAGATAATGTTGTATCTTCGTATTTTTGAGCCGATGAAATTGCTGGCTTATTCCCACCACAAATACTATCAGCACTTGTTGGCGGGAAGTTAGCGTAAGTATCTTTCCAAATATCAATCTGTATAGAACCCGATTGGTCAGCCAATAGAGCAACACTTTGAATTTCGCAGTCAAAAGGGATTCTTAAATGCCCCTTCTCACCAGTTTCAATTGCAGAACCACCTCCATCAATAACAAAAGTAATAGAATTTATATCATCCTTATTCTCCCACTTTCCTGTAGTAGAATTATAAATTAAACCCTGTCCACCTGAAGGAGATGAAATTGAAACATCTCCTAAATCATTTAATCCAGCATCTACTGACCAAGTTCCTGATGTTACTTTTGGAATACCTGTTAAGGCTGAGGTATCAAGCCCTGTTCCACCATAAGCTGCCCCTAAAGGCGTGCCTAAAGTAAGTGTGCCAGAGGCATTAATATTACCAACAACATCCAACTTCGCCCCCGGACTCGTCGTCCCGATGCCGACGTTGCCGTTAGACCTTCTAATAGCAAGAGCGGTCCCTACCCAAGCTCCTGTATCATCAAACCTGTCAAAGTAAAATAGAGTTCCATCAGGATTCACTCCTTGAGAAAACCTTGTTGTTTCACCTTGGTAATACGCCATTTGTGCTAAATAGCCAGCACCTGATTGAAATATTAACTGAGTATTTAAGCTTCCTGAAACTCTTAAACCATCCCAGTCAGTGGTAGTTGAGATATCCAACTTTTTACTCGGCTCTGTTGTCCCAATACCAATCTTGCCGTCTGCATCTATAAACAAATCAGAGGTATTCACCCAGTTCGCTCCATCACACCTTAAAATTTGTCCTGCTATTGGAGAAGAAATAGAAACATCCGCTAAATCGTTCAATTCAGCACCTCCGCTAACAACACCAGAAGACGCCTTTAAGACACCATCAAGGCTTCCAATTGTCAAACTATTAGTAGCTAACCCATAACTTCCCAAATCTACATCTCGAGTTGCTCCTTCATAAGGAACAAAAATGTTTTTGAAAGCGCTACTTGCTACCATTATACCAATTCGGCTATCATACTCTCCTTCCATTGAAATAGTAACTGTTGGGTTTGTCCCAGTTCCAGATACATTAGCATAAATTTTCAATACCAATCTATCAGTTGGGTCAATATCTATATCATTATTCTCGCTTGACGACAAAAGATATTGCGTCAATGTATCCGTCAAATCAGAACTTAATTCACTGGTCATCAATTCCGTCTCTGTTCCATCTGGCGCCCTCTTAAACAATTTCCAATAGATATTGACTGTCTTCTGTCCAGATTTTCTCAAGTATAAAGTTGCTGTATAAATACCGAGAGACAAGAAATCAAGATTGGGCACCCCGCTGGCAGTCACAAAAGACCATAGCAATTGGTCATTTCCAGCCGCCAAAGCAGGACTTGTCAGTTCGCTCAACGCTTCTTCAGTTTCGCTTTCATACATATAATAATAGCCACCGATATCAGCACTATTATCGCTCAAAAACAAATTCAACACAGCCGCAGCAACAGATGTATCCACATAGCTCTTTATATCATCTCTAAATTTCTTGGTCGGAGCCAAAACCATCTTATAAGTCTTTCCTGTTATGTTATGGTCTTGCGGAGTCGTTCCCTCTTGTCCTCTTGTAATAGTCAAAGTATCCCCACTTTTAGCAGTAACTCTTACAATTTCTACATTGGGGTCATCCGCAGGGTCTTTATAATCTGTGTAATTCCACCAAACTAAATTGAACTCCCCATCCGTTGCTGGGTCTGGGAGTTTGTCTCCGTCTCCGGTGTTCAAAGTAATCGATATTGCAAGGCTATCGTATCCTTGCGATACTGTAACCTTAGCAAAATTTTTGACTGGGTCTATTGCCATATAATCTTACAACGATAGGCACCATTTTCAAACTATTTCATCGTGCCCATTTTTAAGTTATCTCTAAATCAATCGTAAATTCAATCTGGTCTCCTGCTTGTAAGTCAATAGGGTCAAAATCTCCGTGAACAATCAAAGTTCCTCCAGACGAGGCAGTAAAGTTTCCAGCCTCTCTAATAGTTTTCGTCCCATCAGCAGTTAAAGTTCCAACCCATCTTATCTTGTCAGCCGCTGGTTTGCTTCTTGTTCCCTGCACCCTTGCTTCTGATGTCGGTCCGAACAAATCAGTATCAGATTTGCTGGCGGTTCCAGTTCCAGTTCCCCAAGCAATCCAATCACCAGTTGTTTGGACTTGTTCATCTATTTTATCGACAAGCCATTCTTCACCAGACTGTGTAAGAACTGTTGCCATAGTTTTAATTTAATTGTTAATTATTGTTCTTCAATGCCAAGTAATTCTGACTCAGGGATAAACTTTTTCTCGCCATCTTCTGTTAAGACGAGATAGCTTACCCCATCGTCAGAAATAGAGACCTTTAAAACTTTTAATATGCCAAGCTCTTTAAGCCTTTTTTCTGACACATCTGGTTGATTTCTGTCTTGTTTTATCCCTGCCATAATTTTACTTAATTAGTTTTTTGATTTTGCCGACCTTTAAGAATAGATTATAAAGAAATCCTCGTTTGTAAGTTGCTATTGTCCCTAAATCATACCATTTCCCCTCACTTGCTCTATATACCCTTGCTTTAATTTCCGCTTTCTTAACTCCCGCCTTAGCCTTTCCAGCTATTTTAATTTTTCCAGTTTTTGAAAAAAGTTTTTTAAGTTTGTTGAACATATTTTTTGAAAACATTTTCCCAATCACTTACGACCTTTTTAAGGTCTCGGTTTTCAAAGACAAATTTTCTCTGTTCTTCTAATATCCTCTCTCTAAACTCATTATCAACAATCAATTTCTCCAATTTCTCATACCAATCCTCTTTTGTATTCTTTGCTCTATAATTCACCTCTCTCTTGTAAGGAATTACATCTGACGCAATAGTCACTGTTCCGACTGCCGCATATTCGTAAAACTTAACACATGACTTTCCTTCGTTAAAACTATGCTCCTCCAATGGGCAAATTCCTATATCTAAATCCGCCTTTCTCAAAATTTCTGGGAACATCTCAACTGGATAAAAGGGAATATGCTCAAAATTCTTTATTTTCTTACACTCTTCCAATAATTTTCTAACAGCCACCGCATAATTCTCTCTTCTCTTCTCCAACAATCCTTTCTTCCTTATATCCTCCAACGCAAAGGCGTAACTATCTAATGGCTGAAGGGTAATTCCCTGAACAACGAAATCAAAATCATACTTTTTTTGTAATTCCTGAATTACATCCGTAACAATCAATAAATCTCTTAAATGAGTATGACCACCACTCCAGCCAATTTTTAATCTTTCACTTTTTCTTTCTCTTTCGTTAAATTTTTCAAGGGGCAGGGCATTTGGCACAACTTCTATATTCTTACTTCCATATCTCCTCTTGACAATTTCTTTCAAATCTTCCGTTGTTACAACCATTGCATCGCTCTCCTGTGCCAGAAATCTGATTATATCTCTTACATCATCTATTTTTTCTTTTATCGGGTGTCCCTCCATTACTCCTTCTAAATCATCGTCCATCTGATAGATTATTCCTTTTCCTTTTAACTTCGCTCTCAAAAATATCTCTTTGACCATTCCAATTTTATTTTCATCATACCCCCAATTAAACACTACAACATCACACCAATCTATTGTCTCTTCGTCTATTTTAGAACTCCTACTAACGATTATCATTTTTGCTTCATATCCTCTTTTTCCTAATTCTCTCAACGGCCATAAAACCCTATAAGCCAAACACCCATTAAAACTATCGTAATTGTTGACAATGTTCAGTATTCTCATATCTTTACTTACCTGCCCTCCTACCGCTCCAATCCCTCGGAGGGCAACGGGTTGGAGACGGTAGGCAAGCCACAAGGAAAACTTGTTAATTTTATGTAGCCAATCCGCCAATCTTATAGAAGTATGGCTCTGCAATCAGTTTCAAGACGGTTGCCTCAACCACAAAGCTATCTTTTGCAAAAGTAGTCACTGGAACATCAAGTTTTACAAGAGGAATCAAGTCTTCCATCTCTACATAGTTCTCTCCAGCAGGAGATTTAATTGCACCCAAGATAGCCCAAGCACCCATATATCTGGACACAACAATATCAATTGTCTGTCCAGTTGCAGGGCTTACAATTGAGGAAACCCTCAAGTTGGCGGTTGCAGCACCTTGGTCAGAGACAATAATTCTCTGAATTGAACCAGATGCTTGCAACTCATCGCTCAATGCCCTGCTTTGTCTTGGGCTAACGAACAAGTGGGTAGCAACACCTCCTGCTTTGAAGATTGTCTCATCATACACTCCAACTCCTGAAGCAGTTAACAGAGAGGCAGTTCCGCTGTTAGTAGTAATCTGTTTTAGCAAGCCATCAAAGGCATTGCTATCAGCATCACTATCAGCGTTGATAATTGCCCATTCCTCTGCCAACATTACTTCAAGAGTTTTAATTCGAGTCAATTCGTCCTCAACAGGTAAATAATCTTTTGAAGCGGCAACGTGTAACAAACCAACACTTAACTTTCTTCCAAGTAATTTGTAAGCCGCAGTTACTACCGAAAATGTGTGGGTAGTTTCCTGCGGAGTTCCACCATCTGCGAAGAAAGGAGTTTTCCCAGTGCCAGTGGCGGATGGGTCAAGCTTGGAGGTCATTTTCTTCCAAGCCGCCGCCTGTCCTCTACCTTTTTTTCTTGGCAATAAACTCCTAATCGGAGTAGCTGTAGGGACAATCAATTTGACAACTGGGTCCAAATTCTCCGCAACAAAGATGGAACGAGTGCTTGGAGAGAAAGTGTAAGTGCCAGTCGTGACCGTAGCCTTCCTAATCGCCTCAGCAACCATCTCAAGCGTATCCTTGTTGCTCAATAATGTTTTAACAGTTTCAGCATCTACAAGTTTTTGTGTTTCCATAGTAACCGAGACCTTTAATTT